CCTCCACAGCTTGTTAGCACTGCTGCTATTGCTACTGTTGCTGCCACTACTCCACTACTGCTTAATATTGTCAAACCTTTAATAAAGAATTTATTTAAAAAACTTACAAAGAAGAAAAAAGAGGTAGAATAATATATAAGCAACCAGACCCATTATCAAATCGTTAGATCGGTCACTGCTCTGTTGGAGCGTCAGTTGCTTCTTTAGACAAGTGGATACCCGTAGCTTGTCTATTCACCTATTTTTAGTTCGTGAGTGTGCGGTATAACTTGGTTAGGTTTTGGAGCGATACGAACTCCTTCACATAATTTTGCAAACTCACTTTTAGGATCAAAGTATATACCAGCCAACATTAACTCTCCACAATTTTTTAATCGGGCTATTTCATAGTTAAGCATCTTTGCATTTAGTTCTTGTTTTTGTAGTTTTATTTGAGTATTAGCTGCATCAAGACAAGAGTTTTGAAATCTACTATCTAACGGAATATTAAAAGTAAATGCAAACCCAAAATTAAGTCCAAGAGAATCCTTGTTACCACTATAGTTCTCTTGATAATAAAGTATATTTCCTGGATTATCTGGCACGTTATCGTTATTGGCATCTGTATTGTCGTAGACAGGCGTATGGTAAATGTAATCTTGAGGCCGTCTTTGATTAAATGTTGTGGTTACGAAGGGGCTAAATCCCATCTGTGGGCCAGAGCAAACTATACCACCTCCATACTGATTTTCTACCATTGGGCCACCTAAAACTTGAGTTGCAAAGTTAGACACTGAAGATGAGGATTGAGCTACAGGGGCAGCCGTATTGCTGGTATTAGCAAATACAGGATTACCTATAAGACTTATTGCGAGAAGATAGTTGTGGTATCTGTGACGCTTGTGCTTTCTATGGTTCGGGTTATATCGGTTACGGATTCTAAACCAGGTGCTTGATAAACTTCTGTAAATTGAAAGGCATCTCCCTGATTTGTTTGAGTCCAGTTTGGTCTTGAATCTAAATTTAATCCCTGCCATGTATAAGTAGTTCCGTTTATAGTTTCGTTAACTGAGGTAGCTGCTGGAGATATAGAAGATCCGTCATGCTGTATTCCTGATCCTGTAACTGAATACAAGAACCCAGAATTATATTCTGTTGTTCGTATAGATTCTGTAATAATTGTGGAAGTTTCTGTTCGACTTGTGGAACTTCCCTGCGTAAAATTAGGTATAACTGGCACAGCGTAACAAGGAGCAGATATAACAAAGCCAAGAAGAAGAAGCCTCCTCATTCGATAGTAAGATCAACGACAAACTGACCTGTTATTACAATACCTGTTCCAGTCCCAGGTGTCATTGTAATATTGTGATTATCTATTGCTACTGCTGCTGTTCCTACACTTCCTGCACTTGTTGAGGTAAGGTCACTAAAGTTTGGCACAGTACCTACTGTAACTGCACTACCTGGTGTAGCATCTCCTTCCACATAGGATTGTGCGAAACTGAAGGCTTCCCCCGAAGTTGCTTGCGTAGCAGAAGGAAATGAAATGCTAGGAACTCCGTTAGTTGCAGAACCAAAGCCACCAATAGTAGCTGCTGAGTTTGAATCTACAGTTGTGACATTGTTACCGCTTATGCTGTATGACGAACCAATCTTATCAGCCGTGCTAGCTGCCGAAAGAGACTCAAACTTTACACTAGAGGATATGGAATGATTCATGTCCGCATAAGCTGGTGCGGACACAAGAAAAATAAAAGGTAATAATCTTTTCATTTGATACCTACTTTGTTTTTACTATTATCTATTATTTTAGGGCCATTATTGTTACCTGTGCCACTTTTCTTGTTTCCTACTGAGATCCCGTAACTACCAAGCACCCCCGAAACCAGGCCAGCAGTAAAAGCTCCATCTATCCTTACCTTACCCATATACCCAAGAGTCATCATTGATAAACTCCAAGTCAAAATCATAAATCTGATTACATGACCAAAAATTTCACCCCATTCAATGCCTTCTTTTTCTTCTTCTTTCTCTACAGCCATAAAAGTAAAGATTCTTGTCTAATACTAGCAAATTAGCTATGTTTGGAAAGTAACACATATTTATTCCATGTATAAGATTCTAAAACCAATATTAATGACCTTTTTAACAACAACTGCTGTTAAAAGATTGGTCGTAGATTTATTAAAATCAATCGCTAAACAAACCACAAATAATTTGGATGATAAAGCAGTTGAAATTTTAGAACAACAACTTTTTCCTCCAGCATGAAAATTACTAAATTTCTCAACATCGACATAGAACCAGCACCTCCAGAATTGGAACTAGAAATTGAAATGCAATGTAGAGAAATAATGAAAAGTAATGATTTAGATAATGTAAAAAGATATTGTACACATATGGTTAGAAAGAAATTTGATCAAGATATTTTTATGGCTTCATTACTTAATAGACTTATAGAATTAGAAGCCGAAAGAGTTGTCCAGCAAATGAGAAAAGAAAAAAGAGAGCCAAGAAACCCTATTGCAAAGTTCTTTCGTACTCGTTAAGTTCTTCATCAGTAAAATCTCTGATAAATAATTTATCTATCTTATCAATTTCATAATTGTATTTAAGGATTGCAGTTCTTATATGCTCTGTAACCCAACGACCTTCATCATAAACAACTTGAGCCTTACCATTTTCTTTGATAAAAACATAATGATCCTGACCTTTCATTTGGATTTCTAGAAAGTTTTTTTCTAAATTTTTACGCCTTATTTCTTTAAGTTTGCGTAATTTTTCAACTGATTTTCTAACTGGTTTCATTTGTAATAAAGATCATGTACACGTTGTAATGGTATCGCAGCAACAGATGGCACAATACTATTTCCTAATGATCGGAGACGGTCCACCCTATTGGATAGCCCATCATCTCCTCTACGAAGGACGGGTTTAGATTCATATTGTCTCCAGTCTGGGTTAAGACATCTGCTATTCTGTGTTCTCCATGTCGCTTTATATGTCCTTGACCCGACCTCCCCTTGTAATCGGTTGCTGTGGGAGTTGGTAACATTTGACTCTTGGTTGTCCATTCTTTGTTCTGAACTGTTGTCATCTCCATATCGAATTGAATTGTTTTTAAGTGTGGTTTTATTTCCTCCCAATTTTCTATGCTGGGATAACTGAACCCAGCTTTGTCCTTTCGAAACCAATGTTCTATCGTTGTTTTTTTGATAGTTGTCTTGGCTGCCAGTTCCTTGATCGTTGTTTGTTCTCTTAGATAAGTCACAAATTTCTCTTGTGGTGGTAGATATGGTCTTTCCTCCATCTGATGATCCTGATAAATTTTCATCAGTTCTGGATTCTTTTTGATCATTTCCATCATCACTTTGTCGCTCAAAGTCACTTGTATTGGTTGACCACTTGACCTGTGTGTCTTGCCCTGGAGTAGCTTTGTTGCGTGTTTCAAAGCATTGTCCTTGGTGTCCATTGCTGTTGGGGTAGGCAACGAGCCACCATCGGCTTCTTTGATGACAGGCTCCCAATGAACTTGCAGATATAACTGCCCATTCTGCATCGTACCCTGCTTCGGAAAGCTCTCCGAGAACGATGTCCAATCCGTTATTAAGGATCGCTGCCACGTTTTCCAAGACGATGAACTTTGGTCGTACCAAGCGTATGACTCTGATGAGTTCGTAAAAGAGACCTGATCTGGTTTCTTTTGTGATACCAAGACCTTTCCCTGCTGTACTAATGTCGGTGCAAGGAAACCCTCCTGTGATGACATCATATTGTCCAGGGTAAGCTGTAAATGTTTTGATGTCATCGTGAATAAGAACGTGAGGCCAATGTTTTTTTAGTATCTTTTGACAGTATGGATCAATTTCAACAAATTGTGTTGTTTCAAATCCACGAACAAGTTTTTCAGCAGCGTATGAAAAACCACCAATGCCAGCAAAAGTGTCAAGGATTTTTAAAGGTTCAATCAAAATGACATCTGGTCTAAATCAGGGGCATTTTCGACCTTTTGTGGATTAATATTGCCAAATACTCCGTATGGTCCTTCCATCGCTTTACTGTAGATTTGTATACATTGAGTTTTAACTTTTTCTTTTTTGTTGAAATCATAT